TGCGCGGCTGAAACATTACCGCGCCGTGGCGTTCCGCTACGACAAGCTGAAGCGAAATTACGAGAGCATGGTAGCCATGGCCTGTGGGTTTCTATGGCTCCCCATGTGAAACGTCAACAGCCCCTAAACGGTTTTCATGCCGGAATTAACTCCATCTGGATTTCAAACCAAGTTCCTTACGGGGTTCCGCTTGAATTTGGACATTCGAGCCAGGCGCCATCTCCGCCAGGAATAGTTCGCGTGACCATGGCCGACGCGCAGAAGTACATCCGCGATGCTGTTCAGGAGCTAGACCGTTGAGCACGAAGCTGATCCGCAGCCTCTACGAGCAGCGCCTCGCCGCCTGGGCTTCTGCCAGATCGCTGTCTGTGGCCTGGCAGAACGTGTCGTTCACACCGCTGGCATCCGGTATCTACCTGCGCGCCTTCCTGCTGCCGGCCGATACCGACAGCCTGGACCTGGAGGGGGCGCACCGGCTCTACACCGGGATATTCCAGGTTTCCATCGTTGCGCCGAACGGGAAGGGCAGCGGCGCCGCAGAGCAGCTGGCTGCCGACCTCGACGCGCTGTATCCGAACAACCTGCGCCTGACCTCCGGCGCCTTCGCCGTGCAGATCGTCTCGCCCTGCAGCCAGGGTCCAGCGATCCCTGGCGAAACGCACATGATGCTGCCGGTGAGCTTCCGCTACCGGGCCGACGCCACCGCTTGAGCCCAGAGCAGAACACCAAGACCCCGCCACCGAGCGGGGTTTTTCATTTTCGCCGCAAGGCAACCCAAAACGCAGCCTAGATCGGCCAATCGAACGGCGGATGTCGCCATCCGTCCGCCTGGCTGCGCTCCTATTCCGCAGATGGCAGAGGAATACCTGATGGATGAACTGACGATTACCGAATCTGACTTTCAGCAAATGGTCATGGCCGATGATGGTCGCCCGGTGACTACCTCGCTGAAGGTCGCGAAATACTTCAAGAAGCGGCACGACAACGTGATGCGGGCGATCCGGCAGCTGAAGAAAGATTGCCCGGAGGAGTTCTGGCTCCTCAATTTTGAGGAGCGAGACTCGGTCGATGCCCGCGGGAAGCGTCGGACCATCTTTGAAATGACAAAGGATGGGTTCGTCATGCTTGTGATGGGCTTCACTGGCAAGGCGGCAACCACGATGAAAATCGCCTACATCAAGGCCTTCAATTGGATGGCGGAGCAACTCCGCAGCCTAGCCATGAGCTACAACCTGCGCCGCAATGAGTTGATGCTCGAGTACCGGCAGGAGAAAGGAATTGCCAGCCTAGCCGGCAAGACCCTCCGTCGCTGGCAGGACAGGAAGCCAGAGCTGGAAGGCGAGATCCTGTCCATTGAGCGCGACGGTCAATACGCGCTGTTGCTTAGCTGACCGCCACAGAACACCCAAAGCACCCGCCCTGAGCGGGATTTTTTTTGCCCAGAAAATGCCGCTGAGCGGCACAGGAGATATCCATGGGATACAAGCTCCCTGACGGCGGCACGTTCGAGCATGCCGCAACCTACGGAACCCCCGTTGCCTTCAGCGCAATCAGCAATGCCGCTGAAGCGGTCGCCACCATTGCCAGCGGCACCCTCGCGGCCGGCGATATCGTTCTGCTCGAATCCTCCTGGAGCGCCCTGAATGGCCGCGTGGTGCGCGTCAAAGCTGCGGATACCACTACCGTCACCTTCGAGAGCATTGACACCACCAACACCGAACTCTACCCCTCGGGCTCCGGCGCAGGACGCATGAAAAAGATCGAAACCTGGGTGCAGATTCCGCAAGTCACCAACGTGGAGTTCTCCGGAGACGAACAGCAGTACGTCGACGTGGTTTTCCTCGAGGATCGCCAGGCCCGCCAGATCCCCGGCGAACGATCTGCGGCCATGATGACGCTGACCGTTGCGGACGATCCTGCTCAGGCTTATGTGCCTGTCCTGCGGGCAGCCGACGAGGGCAAGCAGGTACAGGCCTCGCGCCTGAATCTGCCTGGCAACGACATCATTCTTTATGGGGCCTTCACTTCATTCTCGCGACAGCCGACCGTGGCCCGCGGAAATGTTCTGACCCGTACCGTCAGCCTGGCCCTGCAGGCCGAACCGACCCGCTACACCGTATAAGGAGCCTGACCCATGGCAGTGAAGTTCAAGCTGGAAGCGGCGCCGACCTTCAAGGCGAAGGCCGACATCCCAGTGCACGGCGGCGAGGCCGTGCCGGTGGAGTTCGAGTTCAAGCACCGCACCCGGGACGAAATGGCGAAGTGGCTGGAGACGTCCGCCGGCCGCAGCGACGTGGATTCGCTGCTCGACGTGCTCGTCGGTTGGGAGTTGTCCGACTCGTTCGGCAAGGAGTCCATCGAGCGTCTGGTGCAGAACTACTGCGGCGCTGCGCCGGCCATTGTGGCGCGTTACGTCGAAGAGCTGATCCAGGCCCGCCGGGGAAACTGATCGCCGCTGCCCGCGCGCTGTACGAGGGAGGCCCGTCCGATACGGAACTGGCTGCCTTCGGCCTCACCCAGGAGGACATGGCGGGCAGCGATGAATTCGGCATCTGGCCGGACAACTGGCAGGCCGTGGGCGTGTTTCTCGACATGGATACCCAGTGGCGCGTCGGTATGGCCGGGCCGGTCGGGCTGGACTACGGCGCGCTGGAGCCGGTCATGCGGATGCGGGGCATCAAAAAGCGCGACCGGCAAGACGTGTTCGCCGCGGTGCGGATCATGGAGGCCGAGGCGCTGAGGGTGATGCGGGAGAAGGCGGAGTAGGGCATGGCCATGCCGCTTTATGATAGCGCCATGGTAGTACCACTATGGTGCCACCGTGCTGTATATTCAATGAAACGTTGAATACACGTGAGCACCGATTGTCTATCTTTCGGGCTTTCGCATGAGCAGGTGCCAGAAATGAGACAGCATATAGATCACTCTCAAAGCATGGAGCTGATGAGTGACCATTTGCGCGGAGTAACCGCAAGGTCACTGGATCTGCTGAAGGCAATCGACGGCGCCATCGAGGCGCTGGTCATGACGCGCAAGGAGATGGAGGCGCTTCGTGATGCTTTCCAAGGGCTACACGCCAAGATCATTGAGCTTGACGTGCCGATCTGCGAGAAATCCACAATCGGCTATCTTGAACAAGCCCAGGACTCCTTGACGGCGACCTATTCCCTGCTTTTGCCAGGGCTTGAGGCGGCAAGAAAGGCGCCCGAGCTAAAGCATGATGATGGGGTCGTAGAGGCATACGAAGAAACCATCGAGTCGGTGACCTCTCTTAACGAGACGATCGAGCTTGTGCGTTGGAGTATTCTTGAGCACAACGCTGACCTTGAGGGGCCGCATAAACCACAGATTATGCGCGATGCTTCAGCAATTGATGACTTCCTTGATAGCCTGTGAGGCTCCTTATTACGGACATCGACCTTGGTCGAGAGTCATTTAAGAACTCATATAGCTCGCTGCCTGAAGAGGTTAAGTCGGCATTCAAGGAAGCATACCGGCTACTGCTGCAAGATCCGCAGCCGAAGAAACTCAGGCTTGAGAAGCTGAGCGGGTACAAGCGTCCAGGCATCTACACAATTCACATCACTGCCAACCACAGTCACAAGCTGAGCTTCGAACTGGAGGGCTCGGTGGCAGTACTGAGAAGGATAGGCACCCACAAACAGATTGACCGAACGCCATAAGCCCCGCCCCGAGCGGGGCTTTCTGTTTCTGGGGCGGGGGGCTATTCCAGAGAAATGGCTTCCTGCTTGCGTAGCAGCTTCTCTGCTTTCGGTAGGCGGTCCCGGATGGCTCTGGCGCGAGAGAGGACAGAGAGCACTACGTCGGGCGAACCGAGATCGCCGCCCCTCTCGATAATGGCTTTCCGCTTTGCCATGAACACATCTTCCAGCGCGATCCAGCGGCGGCAGATATCAACCTCGCCGGCGTAGTCCTTGAGCTCTCGAGACAGGATGGCAGCACGCTCGAAATAATATGGGCTGGGAGCGAGGTGCATGCTTTCTGGCTGAGCCCAGTAATGAGCTTCCTCCGCACCGCAACAGCGCAGTATGGTTGTGAGGTCGTGCTTGTATAAGGTGGCCAGTTCATAGATTGGCACGCCGTCTACTTCGGCCTGAACGCGAAACGGCTCAATGATCGAAGCTATAGCCAGCTCGGCTCTGTCGGGTGTTTTGACAGCAGGTTTAAACAGAGTTTTGAGATAATCGATTAGAGGCATTGCCGATCCTTGGCGGTTGGTTAGTGATGGCTCATGGCCCCGTGCGAGGCGGGGCTGGTCACTCACGGCCTGGGGTACTTCTTACGAGGGCGGGGCCCCTTTTCCTGAGTGGTTTGGCCTTTAAGGCGTTCGAGGATTGACTCTAAAGCGCTGTTCATGACTTCGCGCAGCTGGTCGTCGGTGACGATATGAACCGCATCAGTCTTGCCGTCCATATGCGGTTCGCTAGCCTGTTCGTGCTCCTCGGCCTTGCGAATCTCGAAATCCAGCTCTGCACCAATGTCCGGCAAGTCTGTCTCCGGTTTGGATTCGATGTCATCAGAGAAGGTTACTTCGAGGCGATGGACTAGCTCAGCCGTGATGGATCGGCGGTTTTCCTTAGCGGCAGCCTCTAGCCTGGCCTTTAGCTCTGCCGGGATTCGGAAATTCACTTGGAGGTCTGATCTGCTCATGTGCTGATTGTGCAGCACGGTGCTATTGACCGCAATAAAGTGCGGTGCTTTAATCTTGGCAAAGCAAGGTGCTATAAGGAGGCGCAATGAGCAGAAAAGACCCGCAGGTAAACATGAGGATTCCCGAGGAGCTTCTGGACATCCTTGATGGGAAGGCGAAGGAAAACCACCGCAGCCGCACGGCTGAGGTGATCTTCAGGCTTAAGCAGTCGGTGGCAAATGATGAGCAAAGCAAGCAGGCAAGCGCCTGAAATGAAAAAGCCCCAGGTGCTCGCAACACCCGGGGCTTCGGAAGACAACGTCAAAACCAACGAGGAAATGAACGTCATGAGCAAGAATAGCACAGCAGCAGCCCAGATCATCCCGTTCCGCCAAGCAAAACTGCTTCTAGTAGATCAAGGCGGAGAGCCGTTCGTTCCGATGAAGCCGGTGGTGGAAGGCATGGGACTTTCTTGGGCTTCTCAGACCGTAAAGCTCAACGGCAATCAGGCCCGCTGGGGTGTTTCGATCATCGAAATACCCTCTTCAAGTGGCATTCAGTCTTACCTGTGCATCCCCCTACGCAAGCTGTTTGGTTGGATGAACACCATCCACCCGAGCAAGGTTCGCAAGGATCTTCGCGATGGCATCATCGCCTATCAGAACGAATGCGACGATGTGCTGTGGGCCTACTGGAACGAAGGCAAGGCCGTCCGCAACGATGACCGCACCGTGGAAACCGTCCTGAACTCGACCATTGGCACCGACGGCTTCCACATGCTTGGCGCCGTCCTCGATGGCAAGGTCCGGCACCTGCCGGCTAAGGCACGCCAGCGCGCCAAGATGCATGTCTGGTCTCAGGTGCACAAGGCGTTCAGCGTTGTGAGTGCCGAGGACATCCCGGCCTCCAGCCTCGACGCAGCCCGCAACTTCATCGGCTCCTATACCTTGCCTCTGGAAGGAGAGTGGATTGAGCGCGAAAAGCCGGCGGAAGCAACTCGCCTCGACATCCACTTCCCTGTCTCCCGCTGGCTGAAGGACTGCCCATCGTTCGCCAAGGCGCAGGAAATGGAGGCCCCTGGAAGGCTGCTGATAAGCCCGAGGATGTTGTACGGCATGGACTTTTTGTCCCCGACATTGCGGCTTCTCAACGACCTGGCCCGCGCAGGATACAACGTTGAGGCCTGCAAGCTAGAGACGATGGCTGCTCGCGATCTTGTGCAGCGGTTGAGTTCCGACCTTTGCGAAATCCAGCGGCTGTGCGGAGTCTCCATGCAACAGGGCATTCGCTTCCAGATCGCCAAGGAGGTTGCAGCATGAGTCTGCCAGGGCACGTTTACATCGCCGAGTTCTCTGAAGGGGTCATCAAGGTCGGATTTTCCGGGAACCCTCATTTACGAATAAAGCAGGTTAAGATGGCATCTGGCCGAAAGCTGGAGAGCTTTTGGGCTAGTAAGAAAGTTTGTGATGGTCTGGCTTTTGAGGCGCAGCTTCTGGCAGCTCTTACTGAGTTCAGAGTGCAGGGAGAGTGGTTCAGCTGCGGATTCGATCAAGCCGTTGAGGCGGCGCTTAATCTGCAGGCAGATCATCCTGAGTGGTCTCCTGAGATTGATGAGGCGCGCAGGAAAGCGAAAAAGAATCGCGAAGATGGTCTAATTTCAGCCCTTCATGCTTACCGCTTGGATGGCATCATCAATAGCTGCGTCTCTACTCTGGTTTGGGCATTGAGGCTTGTAGAGCTGCGAGAAGAGGTTGCCCTAGATGTTCTTTACAGGGATAGAGATCAAGATGCTCCTCCAGAGCGGGCAATTCTTTCCATTCTGCTGGACAGGCGATTCTGTTACATCCACGACGCTGGAATTATGTGTGCCTCAGTTGTTGGTGAGCGGGTTGGACGCGCCGTTGGATGGGACAAGGCCAAGGCTAACGAGCTCATAGCTTTGATTTCTGAAAGAGCAAGGATGATCGCCGAGGAGTCGGAAAGGCTCTCCATGAGCGACCTTGATGCCGCCATGGCTTGAGGCTCGACAAGGCCGCGCACAGCTCCAAGCAAGTCGAGACCTTCCACTACAACTCGGCCGGCCTTGATCGGCTGCGCGAGATCCTGAAAGAAAAGGAGGCAGCATGAATATCCCGGCAGAAGATCAGGAGTTTTTCGATGCTGGAGCCTATGCAGCCCTTTGTTGGACAAAGGGAAATGAGCCAATTTCCGAGGCGATCATCAGCGAATTCCGCGACTGGCAAGCTTGCTTCACGCCTGAGCCAACCGCAGAAATGGAGGATGCGTGGCTTCGCGGATTTATGAGCGTCATTGAGGTTAGCCTGTCGGCTCCGCATACGGTGTACGTCTAACCCACCAGCCAAGGACGGCCACCCTTATCCAGAACCCAGCCTCGCGCTGGGCTTTGGTGCTGGCGGTTTGGTACTCTCCGGGCCATTTAGAGCAGGGAGAGGAAAAAATGCCGAAGGCGTGTCACGTCATACTCGTTGCGCTGCTGTTGGGCGGCTGCGCAAGCAGTGGTCAGCAGATCGATCAAGCGAAGATAGAGCAGATAAAGCCAGGTGTAACAACCTTCGATCAGATGGTTGAAATGTTCGGGCCGCCAATTGGGCAGACGTACACCAACGACGGAAAGCTTTCTGCAAACTGGATGTACGTCTTCGTCGGTCCGTTTGGGGCTGGAATGGAGCAGCAGAGCATGGCTGTTCTATTTGATGAATCAAAGAACGTTGAAAAATTCAGTGTGACCAATGGCAGCCCTGGCGGAGTTCGGCTTGGGCGGTAGCCTATAGACGACACAACCCCGCTACGGCGGGGTTTTTTATGCCCGGAGAAAACCATGGACATTGCCAGCCTCGCCATCCAAATCAATACCAGCGATGTGTCGCGAGCCGGCCAGGAACTGGACAAGCTTGCCGGCGCAGGCAAGAAGGTCGAGCAGGCTGCCTCCGGTATCGCTGCAGCCACGAAGGCCGATCTTGGGTCAGCTGCCACCACTTGGAAGCAGTTCATCTCTGAGCGCCTTTCAGACTACAGAAGGGTGGAGGGTGGCCACGCCGAGGCCATGAGGCGTATTGCTGACGAGTGGAAGCAGCACAGGGAATCGCTCCGCTCTGGGTTCACACCTGCCCAGTTGGGCGATGCCACCAGAGCTTTCACGGACAATTCTGATGCAATGAGACAGGCCGGCCTGAGCGCTGGACAGTACCAGCAGGCCATCCGCATGCTGCCCATGCAACTGACCGACGTGGTCACCAGCTTGGCCAGTGGTATGCCCCTGTGGATGGTGGCTATCCAGCAGGGTGGTCAAGTGCGCGATGCCTTCGGCGGCATCGGCAACGCCGCCAGGGCGGTGGCTGCTGAGCTTGGTCCGCTAAGGCTGGCTTTCGGCGGGGTTGCGACAGCGGCTGGCGTCCTGGCCCTCGCTTATTACAAGGGCAGCGAAGAGCAGGACAGGTTCAATGAGTCGTTGATCCTGACTGGCAACTATGCCGGTGCCACGGCGGAAGGTTTGGGTGCGATGGCTCGCCAGGTTGGCGACGCGGCCGGCACCGCGGGGGCAGCAGCGGAAGTGCTCGCCCAGCTTGCCGGTACTGGAAAGATCACCAGCGATCGTTTCGAGGAGATTGCTGTTGCTGCGCTCAAAATGGAGCAAGCCACCGGCAAAGCTGCGGCCGAGACTGTGGCTGAGTTTGCCAAGATTGCCGACGACCCAGTTAAAGCAGTGGTTCAGCTCAATGAGAAGTACCACTTCCTCACTGCGTCGGTATACGAACAGATCAGGGCTTTGCAGGAGCAGGGCGATACCCTGGGCGCCGCGTCGCTTGCCGAGCAGACCCTCGCTGAAGCTCAGACGGAGCGCGCGAACAAGATTATTGAGAACCTTGGGTCTGTCGAGACAGCCTGGGAGGGCGTCAAGAAGGTAGCCAAGGAGGCATGGGATGCGGTGTTGGATATTGGGCGAGAGGACACGCTCGACCAGAAGCTGACAAAGCTGCAGGAGCGCCTCTCAACGATCCAGCAGGCCAGGATCAATCCCTTGGTGCTGGGCGACAATCCGGACATGATTGCGCTTTCCGGCGGGGAGGCTGGGGTTGCGGCGGAATGGGCTTCCGCGCTGCAGGGAGAGGTTGATGCCCAGGCGAAAGCCCGTCGTGAGATGTTCGATGCGCTAAATATCAGCGCCGGAACAAAGGCCTACGAGGGAATCCAGAAGAACCTGGACGCGACTGCTTCAAAATCTGAAAAGCTCACCAAGGCGCTGGAGGAGAATCGTCGGCAAATCGAGCTGGCGAGGCGGGCTGGGTACGCCATTACCGCCGAGCAGGAAGCTGCGCTGGAGAGGCAGACTCGTGAGCGGTTCAAGGAGACGGCGCCGCGCCGGCAGCGCGCCTTCACAGATGACGCAGCTACCCGCCTGCTCCAGCAACTGCGAGAGCAGGAGGCCGGATTGCAGGCCCAGCTGGCCGGCAACGACAAGTTGACCGCGGCCCAGCGCGCTCAGGTCGAATGGGCTCAGCAACTGGCTGATCTCAAGAACAAGTCCATCCTGACCGCAGAGCAAAAGAGCCTGTTGGCCAGCCAGGACCGCATCACCGCCCAGCTTGCCGAGAATGCCGCCCTTGAGGAGCAGATCCAGGCCCGCGACCGGCTGGCCGAGCAAGCGCAATGGATGGCCACCTTGCAGGAGCGCGTCGGTAACCGCCAGAACGCAGTCGACATCGCCGTACAGGGCGTCGGCCTTGGTGACCGGGCCCGGCAGGAGCTGGAACAGGTCAACGCCATCCAGCGCGCATACGCCAGGAGCCGAGAGGAACTGGCTCGGCAGCAGGGAACAGTCAACGGTCTACCCGAAGATCAGTTCAAGGCGCGGATCGATGCCCTGCGCGCTGCCGAGGAGCAGGAGATTGCCATCATCCAAGAAGGCGCCCAGCGCAAGAAAGAGGCTGAAGGCGACTGGATGAACGGGGCCAGCAGAGCGTGGCAGAACTATCTGGATAACCAGACTTCCATCGCCGAGCAAAGTGAGCAGATATTCTCGTCAGCATTCAGCGGAATGGAAAACTCGCTGGTTGACTTCATCAAGACTGGAGATCTAGACCTTCGCAATCTTCTGGCTTCGCTATCTGAGCAGGTGCTTCAAATGCTTGTTCATATGGGCGTTCAGATGGCTGCAAATGCAGCGCTTGGGAGGTCAATGCAGGCCGCTGCTACTGCAGGAGCTATCGCAAGCGGAACGGCCATGGCAGCAGCTTACGCGCCGGCCGCAGCCCTTGCTTCACTCGCCTCGTTCGGTGCAAACGCTGCTCCAGCAACTGCCGCTCTAACAAGTACAGCTACGCTGGCACAGACCTTAGCGCTTTCCGGCGGCGGAGGCAGCGGAAGCTTCGCTGGCCTGTTCGACAAAGGCGGCACCATCGCGGCCGGCCAGTGGGGAATCGCCGGCGAGTACGGGCCGGAGATCATCGAGGGGCCTGCCAGGGTCATCAGTCGCAAGGACACCGCGCGGATGTTTGCTGGGGCGGGCAGTAGTGAGCAGAGAAATGCTGCGCCTCCTAACGTGCAGATCATCAATAATGGCCCGCCAATGAGCGCTAGAACTGAGCTAGACGGCAAGACCCTGAAGATCATCCTCTCTGAAGTGGAAAAGGATTATGCCCGCAAGATGGCCGATGGATCAGGCGTGTACCCAAAGACTCATGAGCTCTACTACGGGGCGAGGAGGCGGGGAGGTTGATGGCTTGGTGAGAAACTGGCACTTTTGGATTTCTTAATTCGGCCCATAAAGGGAGCGCGATGACTTTCATAGCAACTGTGAGCATGGGCGATTGCGTCATATTGGCCGCAGATCGTGCGGTATTTTACTTTGGTGATTTGCTGCACGAGAGCGCTAATAAAATAACCAAGACGGCGAACGGCTATATAACTGCAGCTGGAGAGGTTGAGCTGATCCAGCCAGTTAAGGATCGATTCAAATCAGATAGCCCGACATCACCTGAAGACATGGTGAAGATCATCAATGCTGAGCAGAAATTGTATTGGGATCGCCATCAAGGCTCACGGAGAGCGGCAGAGGTAATTGAGGCTGCTTCGTGGAAGATCACTGCGCCATGGGAAGGCGGAGCTGTGCTATCGGCCTTTTACGACTCTAAAGGTTTGAATGGGCTGATGGAGGGCAGATTTATGTTTACCTACCCAAAGTCAGTCACCGAGCCTGAAAAGCATACTGTTGAGTCGCTGGCTAATAAGTTCAGGTACCGAGAAAATGGCGGTAAGACTCGCAAGGAAGATATTGATTACAATCTCCTTGTAATCAAGGAAATTGTTGATGCGCTGAGAAGCCAAGGGCATCAGGTTTCGGCTGGAATTGATTTTGCTATTCATCATTCAGATTGGAAGTTAGAGATAGCTTCAGAACAGTTGCTATAGCCGAGCGCTTGTCGAACACAGAACTTGACCCCGCTAATGCGGGGTTTTTATTGCCCGGAGCATTCACCGATGAGCCAACTTGAGCGGCAAGGGGAGCGGAGATGATTCAGTACCCAGACTACCTGCCGGTGCCGCTGCGCGACGGGTACGGGTTCGAAATGGAGGACCCTATGATCCGCTCTGATTTGCAGAGCGGCAGGGTTCGGCAGCGCAGACGCAGCACAAAGGTTCCGACCTACTCGTCAGTGCAATGGTTGATGACTGATCTTCAGGCCCGGATGTTTGAGGCTTGGTGGGAAGAGGTGCTTATCTCGGGAACTGAATGGTTCGAGATGCCGCTAAAGACCCCATTGGGAGGATTGCAAAACTACCAATCACGGTTCAGGAGGGCGTACCGCGGCCCGACGCTGGTTGGCGTGGATCGATGGCGGTTCACGGCTGAACTGGAACTGCGCGAGCGGCCGATCCTGCCGCCCGGCTGGATCACCATCGCGCCAGACTTCATCCGCTACGCCGAAATCCTCGACCGATCACTCAACCAGGAGTGGCCGCAATGACCATCCTCGAGCGCGTCTATGCCTCTGGCGGGCCGGAGGTGATCATCCCCACGATTGAGTTGACCTGCTCGGCCTGGGCGGAGCCGATCCTGATCTGTGCGGGGTTCGAGGACCAGGTGTGCACGACCGAGGACGTGCGCACGCTGACCTTCGTGGCCGCCGGCATCGACGTGGCGCTTCCGAAGAAGGGCAACAGCGGAAACCAGACGCTGACCTTCGCGATCGACAACGTGAGCGGCGAGGCCCAGGCCAAGATCGACGCCGCGCTGGAGGCCGAGGAGCGGGTGACGCTGATCTACCGGACGTACCTGTCCAGCGATCTGAGCGGGCCGGCCGAACCGCCGTACTACATGACCGTTCTCGGCGGGACGATCACCGGCACGCAGGTGCAGATCGATGCCGGGTACTTTGACGCCATCAACACCGGCTGGCCGCGCGACCTCTACACCCTGCAGTTCGCCCCCGGCCTGCGTTACCTGTAGCACGACAGCAAGCACACCCGACCCCGCCCTAGAGCGGGGTTTTTCATTCCAGAGCCCTGGCAACCGCCGGGGCTTTTTTGTTTTGCGCGGCCTAGGGTCGCTCCCGAACGCGGGTGTTCGCTCATCCACCCGCCCGGCCGCGCATCTATTTCCCGGTGAGCGAGGACTACCTGATGCGCGAACTGACTTTCGGCGACTGCCGTATTGAGATGATCACCCGCGACGGCGAGCTGTGGGCAAGGGGCACTCAAATTGGGGGTGCCTTGGGTTACGGAAATCCAGGCAAGAAGATCCACGAGTTGTATACCCGTCACGCCGACGAGTTCACCGACTCCATGACGGCGGTAGTCAAACTGCCCGATGTGAATCCCCAAACTGGGGATGCAGGCCAGGTGCGCGAGGTCCGCATCTTCTCCCTGCGCGGTGCCCACCTTCTGGCCATGTTCGCCCGCACCAAGGCGGCCAAGGAGTTCCGCCGCTGGGTTCTCGACATCCTGGACGCCCTGCACAAGGGCGGCGAGTACGTCATGCAGCAATACCGGCGGGCGCGCGATGAGCTGACGCAAAGCCAGGAGGCCGCCAGCGAGTGCGGCAAGGGCCTGAATCGCTGGAAGCAGATCAAGGCGCCGCTGCAGGCCCGCCTCAACTATTGGAGCGAGCGCCGGCAGCTGGTACTCGCCCTTGAGTAGCTGGATCGATCGATACCTGGCAACGCCATACCGCGACGGCGCCATGGGGCCGGACGCCTACAACTGCTGGGGGCTGGCCCGGGCGGTGCGCCACGAGATTTACGGCCGGCCTCTGCTGCCGGAGTACGGCAGGCACGAGAAGGCCAGCCCAGGCGCCCAGCGCGACTACCACCTGCAGGCAGACCTGATGGAAGCGTGCACACCAGAGCCCGGGGCCATCGCCGCCGTGTTCCGCGGTTCCCTCTGCATCCACGTTGGGGTGGTCATCGAGGTCGAGGGCCGGCTCGCCGTCCTCGAGACCAACCAGCGCACCGGCTGCCGCTGGCTCAGGGTTCCCGACTTCGAGCGCCGCTACCTGCGCGTCATCTACTACCGAGACAGAGCATGATCGAGATTTTCCCGAGCAAGCTGGCCGGCGGCCCGCTGGAGGTCCATCAGACCGCCGAGCGTATGACGATCGAGCAGTGGCTGCGCGCCAAGGTTCCGTCCTTCGAGAGCCGCGAGGCGCCGCCGATCAGCATCAGCGTCAACGGCTGCCGCGTGCCGCACGCCTGCTGGAGTGAGTTCCGGTTCAGGCCAGAGGACAGCGTGGCGATCTACATCGAGCCGGCCGGCGGCGAGCTGGTAATCGCGGCGGTGACGCTGCAGGCGGCCGTGAAGTTCGTCACTGCGCTGTTCATGCCCAAGATGCCGTCGCTGCCCAGCCAGAACGCGACGCAGGGCGAGAAGCTGGCCGAGGCCACGGCCAAGGGCAACCAGATCAAGATCAACTCGCCGATCCGCGAGATTGCCGGGCGGCGCAAGGTCTATCCGGACTACCTGCTGCCGCTGCGTCGCTACTTCCAGGCCGGCGCGCCGCGGGCGCAGTGGGCCGAGATGCTGCTGTGCATCGGCAAGGGCAAGCACCAGATCAACGCCAGCGAGATCCAAGTCGGCGACACGCCGATCATTTCCCTAGGTGACGATGCCGAGTACGCAATCTACCAGCCCGGCGCCGACCTTAGCGCTGAGCCTGCGGCAGTCTGGTGGCACTCGGCGACCGAGGTCGGTTCTACCAGCAGCGGCACGGCCGGCCTTGAACTGCGGGCGACCTACGAGGTTGACCCGGTACCGGAGGCATCCGCCTACCTGCTCAGCGGCGACACCATCACCATCCCGGCAGGGGCGGGAGAGTTCCCCGCCGGCTGGGAATCCGGAATGATCGTCCGCGTCGAGGCGCAGTACCCGTACACGGTCACCGGCGGCGGCGCGACGCAGAACGTTATCGAGGGTCCGCTCGAGCAGCTGGCCCCGTTCACGGGCATGGTCCTCGAGATCGTCGGTGCATCGGCCGGCTACTACGTGGTCGACACCTACACGCCGCCGACCACGATCCCAGAGGCTCCTGCCCAGATGACGCTCGTGCACCTGGAGGGGCAGGACGTCACCTCGCTGCAGACCGGCGATGTGATGATGGGCATCGGCTATGCCGGCCTGCGCTACCGAATCACCGCGGCGAGCGCCACGGCGATCAGCGTCGAGCGCCTGAACGATGTCGGCGGGCCAGACCCGTCGACATGGCCCGGGTTTGCCGAGCTGACGACCACCACGGCAGTGCTCACCCTGGACGCCAGCACGCAGGAGGGCGACTGGTGCGGGCCTTTCGCGGCCTGCCCGGCCGGAGAGACGACGCAGAAGATCGAGTGGGACGTGTTTTTCCCGGGCGGCCTGATCCGGATCGGCACCAAGGGCCAACTGATCCACCGCTCCGTCACTGTCGAGATGCAGTACCGCGACATGGCCGCGGCCGGCGCCTGGACCTCGGTCAGCAAGCTCTACAACGAGCGCTCGATGGATCAGCTCGGGTTCACCGAGACCGTCGCTCTGCCGTATGCCATGCGCCCTGAGGTCCGCATGCGCCGCATCGGCGCCAAAAGCACCGACCCGAACATTCAGGACACCGCGCAGTGGTACGGCCTGCGCGCGAAGCTCGCCGGACCGACCAGCTATGCCGGCGTGACCACGATCGCCGTGCGGGTGCGCGGCGGACAGCGGCTGGCGGCGCAGTCCGAGCAACTGGTCTCGGTGATCGCCACCCGGATGTTGCCGGTGCACAGCGGCGGGGTCTGGAGTGCCGAGGTTCCGACGCGGGGCATTGCGCCCTGGGTCGCCCATGTCGCGCACTCCATCGGCTACACCGACGACGACCTCGACGAGCTAGACCGGCTGGATGCGATCTGGTCAGCGCGCGGCGACTACTTCGACGCGGCGGTGGATGCCGTTGGGACGGTCAAGGAGTCGATCAACGATGCGCTGCTCGCCGGCTTCGCCGAGCTGACCATCGATCGTGGCCGGATCAGGCCGGCCCGCGACGAGCCGCGCACCACGTTCGAGCACCTGTACACGCCGCAGAACATGACCGAGGGCCTGTCCAGGCAGTTCTCGGCCATGCAGCCCGACGACTACGACGGGGTCGACATGGAGTATGTGGACGGCATCACGCACCAGAAAGAGACGGTCGAGTGCCGGTTGCCCGGGGACGTCGGCCGGCGCGTCGAAAAAATCAAGCTGGAGGGAGTGACCGATCGCACCCGCGCCTGGCGGATCGGCATGCGGCAGCGTCTGGCGCAGCGGCATCGGCGCTGGCGGTATAGCTGGGGAACGCCGATGGACGCATGGAACAGCGGATACCTGAGCTACTGCGCGGTCGGCGACGACGTGCCGGGCTACGGCCAGAGCGCGCTGCTGCTGAGCTATGCGCCGATCACCGGCGGCTATCTGCTGGAGTCCTCCGAGCCGTTCGACTGGTCGGCCAGCGGTGATCATGTTGTCGCGCTGCGCCGGCCGGACGGCACGCTCTCCGGGCCGTACACCGCGACCCGGGTCGACGACTACCGCCTGACAATCCCGACGCTCGACTTCGTGCCCGACACGTCCTGGCAGATCGAGCCGCCGCACCTGCTGTTCGGGCCGGTGGCCAGCTGGAGCTACCCGGTGCTGATCACTGGCATCAGCCCGTCCGGGGAGGACGGCGCACAGGTCGAGGCGATGAATTACGACCCGAGGATCTACGAGTACGACGACGCAAGCCCGCCGGCGTAAACCGCGCCCGACAGACTGCAACCAACGAATCACCAGAGCCCGCCTAGTGCGGGCTTTTTCATGCCCGGAGCTTTTGCATGATGACCTACAACACTGGCAATGCCGTGCCCAGTACGGACCCGCGCGACCTCTACGACAACGCCCAGGCGCTGGACGAGGCGGTCAACAGCACGGCCGCCACATTCACTGACCGGCTGGGCAATGCGCGCACGACCCTGTACAGGGCCGTCGAGCTGGGGATGGCCTCGGTCAGTGTCTATCCGGACCATGCGTCCGGCGTCGCCGCCGTTGGCGAGGGAGGCTATTTTTGCGTCCCTGCCGCCCTCGACACCGAATTCCTGGTGCTCTATCGCGTGGAGGGCGGGACCTACGTCGAGAAAAAGCGCTTGCCGTCGGTTGGCCGCATCGACGAGATCCAAGGGCAGGTGGGCGCGGCCGAATCCAATATCACTGCCCTAGACGGCCGCATGGATACCGCCGAGAGCAGCATCACAGTGCTCGATGGGCGCTTGGATGAGGTCGAGCCTGCTGTTTCTGAGCTTGATGGGCGTCTTGACTCAGCCGAGACCAACATCACGTCGCTCGATGGGCGCCTTGATTCTGCTGAGTCTGGCCTTGCTGCGCTTGATGGGCGCATGGATGAAGCCGAGGAAGATATCTCAGAACTATCTGAACGCACCCAAAGCATTGCTGGAGTGAGTTCTGGATTTTTCCCGATTGTGATCAATAACAGCGGGCAAGTTTTACTCTGGGCTGAGGCAGGGCTTTTAAACGCGAAAGGGGTAACTTCTGAGTTTAGAGATAAGATTCTTGGGTTTTTTGCGGATGCCATAGTCCATGGCGATTATGCGCCAGAACTTGTTCCGCTAGTGGTAACCAAAAGCGGCCAAGTTCCACTATGGCTAGAGAATGGGCGTTTCAAAGCCGTCGGCCTGAACGAGACTATCCAGGATGTCATCGACGGGATTGCGACGGCCAATCCGATCAATATAAGCGACGGGGCCGGACTATATGCATATCGTGCCCGTGTTGCTGCTGCGCTCGGCGGGGTCGGTAAATCCCGAGTTATCTTTACCGGTGACTCTTGGACGGAACATCTCGAAGAGACTGCCCAGCCGCTGTCCCAGGCGCTCTATGCCGCCTTCGGACAGTCTGGCCAGGGATGGATCAGCGTGCATGCGGACGAAGGTGGCGCAAGTTCAACGTTAAGCCAGCTCTTGAATGGTGCGCGCCTTATCAAGTCCGCCGGATGGTCAATCTACGATATGGTTTCAGACCGCAGCGAATCTCTTGATGGGCACACTGTTTTTGCAACTGGCACAACGGCCACGATCACTATAACGGGCCTGCAGACCGAGTCGTTGCGTTGGTACTACCACGACGGCACTGGCACATTCCGTTACTCCGTAGACAGTGGTACCCCGGTTGTTATTACGGGGTCAAATACCGGCACGCGCAAGTATGTTGATATAACGGGCCTGTCGGACGGCCCCCACGACATCGTCTTTGACTTAGTTGGTAACGCCAGCACCGTCCGATTCCATGGTGGGCTTGCCACGCGCTCTGCGCCAGGAGTCGAGTTTTCGAAAGCGGGAAATGGCGGATCGACGGCAGTCAACTGGCAGGGTATCGCGCCGTATATTCAGCAATATGCCGCGGAACTGTTGCCCGACTTGGTAATTGTGATTCTAGGGACAAACGATAGAAACCAAAGTATTACAAAGACGGATTTTAAAGCCGGCATAGAGGCGCTTGTCGGAGCATATCAAGCTGGTTCTCCTCATTGCGGAGTTCTGCTAGTTGCGCCGGCCGGGGCAGGTACTGCAACGGACCTAGGGCTACTGGCGAACTACACGGATGCCATGCGCGAAGTTGCCCAATCAAACAATAATGTTGAATTCATTAGTCTTAACAATTTCATGCCGACTCGTTCGGTTATGGACAGTTACGGTATGTGGTCTGACTCTCTGCATCTATCCGAATCGGGCGGTAGATATGTAACCGGCCTCCTCATGAAGCACTTTCTGCGGAGCAACTAACAACTAACAGGAGTAATAGTTTATGTCCAACGTACTTAACTTAGGCAATATCATACTTCCAGGCGGAGGGTATCCATCTATTTATGGTTTTAAAATTCCCGTGATCGATGGATTGGAGGGTTGCTTCCTCTTCGGCGATGGAGAAGAGATGATCGCAAAGAACTATGCGCCGGGAAAAAACAACGCGACTGTGATCGGCACCCCGACGGCCGGTAGCGCCTCAGCGGTTTTCGATGGCGATAACTACTTGCAGACGGATATCGCCGAAGAGGCTGATATGACGCTGATTTCAGTGGCTCGCGATCCAACGTTCTCTGCGGGCGATGAATTCGGTGCGCTGATCGGCAACAACTTCGCCGTGGCGAACGGCGGTGTCGCGCTGTGGCTGAACAACAACCCAGCGGCAAATGCCAACGCGATCAAAGGCGGTGCGTCGGATTCGGTCGCGATCAGCCTGAACACGGGGGTATTCGGGTTGTACTCATACCGCGCAAAGAGCGGGGCGCCCAGTACCTTGCATGCCATGACGACCGGTCAATCGGCGACGTCGGCATCGTCCGGTGCTCGGACCCTGGATAACGCCAGGACGCTCCGGATCGGTCGCATCGGCAGCGAAAGCGAGTCGTACAAAGGGCAAAACGAACAGCTGCTCGCGCTGATCTTCTCGCGTGCTTTGTCGGATGAAGAGCAGGCAGCGATCGCTGCTTGGGCGCGCAGTTACTGCACATCCAAGGGCATCACTGTCTGACGCGCCACCAACACAAACCAGGCCCGCACATGCGGGCTTTTTCATTTCTGGAGATTCCATGACGCTATCCGAAATCCGCGCCGTGGCCATCGCCCCGGCGCTCGCGCTGCTGCCGGCGCGCATGAAAAGTCCACAGGCCGAGGCCCTGCTGCTGGCGATCGGGCTGCAGGAGTCCGGTCTCGCCCATCGCCGGCAGATCGGCGGGCCGGCCCGTGGCCTCTGGCAGTTCGAGCAGGGTGGCGGCGTGCGCGGTGTGCTGCTCCACCCGCTGAGCCGACCGCATGCGCTGGCGGCCTGCGAGGCCCGTAGCGTCAAGCCGTCGGCTGCCGCCGTCTATGCCGAGCTCGAGCACGACGACATCCTCGCCGCCGCATTCGCCCGCCTGCTGCTGTGGACCGATCCGGCGTCGCTGCCGGCGGTGGGCGAGGTTGGTGCTGCGTGGGACCTGTACCTGCGGACGTGGCGACCCGGCAAGCCACACCGGAACCGCTGGGATGCCGGTTATGCCAAGGCGATGGATGCGCTGGCCGGCGGGGTGCTGGCATGAGCCTGCTGTCTACAGCCGCGGCGCTGCTGCCGACCATTGCCGGCCTGCTCGACCGGCTGATTCCCGATCCCGAGCAGAAGGCCGCCGCCCAGCTCGAGCTACTCAGGCTCCAGCAGGAGGGAGCATTCAGGGATCTGGACGCAGCCCTGCAGGTCAACCTGGCTCAGGCGAAGATCAACGAGGTGGAAGCAGCTAGCCAGTCCGGCTTCCAGGCCGGCTGGCGTCCGCTGGCGGGCTACGTCTGCGTGGCGGGCCTGGCCTACGAGTTCCTGGTCAGGCCGCTGTTGCCCTGGCTGCTGACCGTGTCCGGTTCCGCTGATGTTCCGCCGCTGCCCTCGCTCGATGAGGTGCTGTTCGAGCTGGTGTTCGGGATGCTCGGCCTCGGCACGTTGCGGACGGCGGATCGGTGGAAGAGGGTGAGTGCGATCGCGCCGAAGTGAAAGAAGATGGGGCAGATGCTGAGGTGTTGCTTATTTCGTTAACGAAACAACATTGGTCGGCAGTTTTTTTTCTGCAGGTTCTACAGGATGCTCTGTGTAATCCGAGAGCACGAGCCGCACGCCTCGAACCAGCCATTCATGTCGGTCTTTCATGGTTGCTTCGACCAGGATGGCCTGAGTCCATTTGACATAGCATTGGCGAACTTCCACATCCGACATGGCGTCGATGACAGGCTTCGCCAAGACGAGATTGAGTTCCTGCAAAAACGTAAGGATCAGGACATCGCGAACATCTGGCGAGCCGGCGTCACCGTGCTCAGCAGCCAGCTTTCGAAGTCTGGCGAGATTCATATCCATACAGAGCCCCGTCTTTCCTTGATTGGCTTTCTTATGATGTCATTTTGGTGTTTTAGAGGAAAGCCTACAGCGGATCGGTTTGGCTGTCTGTATGAGTGGGTGAGGGCTATTCCCAACCTTGAGCGCGCCGCCGGTGGAGGGATTGAGGTGCCCGGACGGGCAAGGAGGGGTGTGAGGGCACAATGCTTCTTGGGCCATTTTTTGGGCCACAGGGGTGTTTTCGTGAGTGCTCGGGAGGGGGAAAGCCCCGAGAAATCTACGCTTCAGCCACCGTTAGAACTCATTCAGAACTGCATGGTGATGTTGGCGGTAGAGATCAAGGCTTAGTCCTGCGGGGGTTTCAGAGGGTAGTGGTTTTCAGCTGCACCACTTTTGTACCAGCCTGGCCTTTTCGGGGGTTTTATCGAGCTTGTCGAACTCGTGCCAATCGGTACTGGAGTTGATTCAGCGGGCGTGGGTGGATAGTAACATTTGCACGCTATGCCCAAGTTGTGTCGCGATGAAAGCAGGGCTCATCCGGCCATGAAGCATAGGGTTGCGTAGGCCTGCCGGCAGTTGTACGGAGCCTGCAGTCCAGTTCGTCCAGACGCAGCAGCATGCTCTTCGCCGGCCGGTGTGGCGCGTACCTGGGAAACCGTCTCGGCTGAGGCTGCTTTCCGGTGGGATATGAACAGGAGAGGAATGGCCGGTTACGCCGGCTAGTCGGGCAGTGTGTCGCCGCTGGATGCCTGCCAGCAGGATGGGGCTGATGAACCCCCAGACTTGCAGATTACTCAAACAGGCTGCGCGCCTTGCCGGGAACCGTGAAACCCGGCGTGACCATCTCTTGGCAATGGCCAGCTGACGCCGCTTGCATGCCGATCTGCCGACGGCGTCTCCATAATACACAAATGATAATTATTATCAATTGAGAAATTGCAAGACCGTCACTGCAGGGGAGTTCGGGTCAGCATCAGGAGAATATGGCCGGCTGCTCTTGGTAGGGCCTCGACCCTGTACGTGGGCGGTCGGCTTTTCTGGCTATTGCCACGCTGCCGGCTATTCCTGTTCCGTCCGCTTGCCAGGGTGCCCATGTCAGGCGCATGGAGCGCGGCATTTCCGGCGCCCTTGCTGGCCGCCAGGAGGCCGGTGGGCGGTGTGGCGCTGAGCGCCATCCGCCGTAGGGCTTTCCGCTTCTGTATTACCGATCATTCGTCGCCCTGGGTCTTGATCGATCCTTGGTCAAAGGCGCGCTGCCTGAAATGACTTGTCCCGTGTGCCTCTTCTGGATGGCTCTGGCTTTTTCCTTCCAGTAGGCATCGCCTTTGGGTTTGAACCGACGAGGTTTCATCGCAATGCGGATCGCTATTGCCACAGCCGCCGTCACTGCAATCACTGTGGCGCTAATCCAAAGGGTGTCCATAGGGGGTGTCCTTGCTAATCAAGCGGCTGGAGGGGGAATGCCTTGGCTCTGCTCGTCAAGGCGGAGTTCGACTCCGGATCTTTCTTGCCCGAGCTGTCGGCCTGCAGGTAGACGAGGGGCCATAAGGGGCGCGATCTTGCCAGTTTTTGACCTGGCCTGCCCAGCGCGGCGGCACCCGGAGCCTGGCTCAGCCTGCATTCACCGGCCCCATGGGCTGAATCAGTCCGGCCCCCTCGTTGTGCACGTTCCCCACTGCCAGCCCGATCGGGTACCACTCGAACGCCTGCGTCGGTAGTCCCCGATCCAGGGCAATCTCCTCGGCCTGGGCCGGGGTCTGCTGCGGATCGATCCAGGCGCGGGCCATCTCGGCTCCCAGGGCCAGCGGCTGGCGGTCGTGGATCGCGCTCATTCCCCCATCGCTCATCCGGGTGATCAGCGCGAAGCCGTCGCCTTCACGCGCTGCTGCGCCCCCGTGCGGAAACCGGCCGATGGCCGGGAAGAACAGCGGTTCGCCGCTCTTCAGGCGAAAGAAGAAGGGCTGCTTGCGCCCAGTAGCGGCGGCATTCTGCTGCCATTCATACCAGCCATCGGCCGGCACCAGGGCGCGTCCGGATTTCCAGGCCTCCCGCCAGAAGCGGCTGCTCGCCAGCGTTTCTACCCGGGCATTGATCGCCGGCGGCCGCGCTCGTGGCCCCTGGGCCCAGGCCGGTGCGTATCCCCAGGGGACGGGCTCCAGGCGCAGCCCGTCGGCATCCGCGTGGATCAGCAGCACCCGCGTATGCGGGGCCACGTTGTAGCGGGCAATCGGCGCGGGCTCGAGGCCGGCCGCCAGCGGCAATCCGCTGTGCAGCGCCTGCAGGTAGTCGATCGCCGCCCGATACTGCACGAATCTGCCGCACATGCCGGCCTCCGCTGCAAGGTCTGTCCGTCGCCAAGTATTGTCAGCGCTGGTGCGGGAGGCCAGGGAACCTGTCGGGAGGAGGGCGTTCGGCCCGGCAGCTCAGGCAAGCAGCCATTGCCGAGCCATTTCTGCTGCCTGCGGGGCTTGGTTCCGGGCCGCCGTATGGGGTAGGTTTGAACTGCCTTGCGGAGCGTCTTACCCAGACCCTCCGTCTCTTCGGCAGGCCCTACCCGGGTAGTCGGATACTCAAAAGGAGATACAGGATGTCTAACGACCCCGTCACCCTCATGGTGGCGCGCCGCGTGGCTCGCGGACGCTACCGCGCTTTCAGCATCTGGCTGGACGAAGGCCGCGGCCTGGCCGCCGGCTTCGATGGCTTTCTGGGCTCCGGCGTGCTGGCACCGCCGCCTGGCGATGACGAGTACCAAATCATCTTTCGTTTCCGCGACGAATCCACGCTGGCCGCCTGGGAGCATTCCGCCGCGCGGCATGCCTGGCTGGCACGCGGCCTGGGCCTTTTCGATGCGCCCCAGGAGCACCGTGCCACCGGGCTGGGCAGTTGGTTCCACGACGCCGTAGTCAACGGCCCGCCGCGCTGGAAGCAGGCGACGGCCATCTGGCTGGCGTTCTTTCCCGTCTCCCTGGCGTTCCAGTGGCTGTTTGGCGATGCTCTGGGCACGCTGCCGCTCGTCCTGCGGATACTGCTCAGCACCTTGCTGATGACGCCGCTGATGGTCTTTCTCTTCATCCCGCTCAGCACCCGCCTGCTGGCCCCCTGGCTCAATGGCCGTTCCTCCGCCGGCGGACGTCTGGAGCGCCTGCTGCACCCTGGCCGCGCATAGCCGCGGGCCACTCGGCTCCCGGCCGCCCGCCAGGGGCGGCGGAAGCCGAGTCGTTGCGCTGGGCCGCAAGAGACTTCATCCGCTTTTCCCGCACAGAAGAGTGTCAGGTCGTCCATGCCGAACCAGCCTCGGGCTGTTGCGAGCAAGGCTGCCGGTTGGTCTTTTCGGGGGGCGATACAGTGCAGTATTCGGGCCCTCTATATCGGCTCCGTACCTGAGTAATCCCCAGAAATTTTCCCGGAAAATCAGAGAGATAAGGCTTGAAGAGGCCTGCATGGGCGGGCACGTTGGTTGTCGCCAAACAAAAACAGCGTCCCCAGCCCCATGCAGACCGTCCAATTCTTGCACGCCGCCTTCGCCAAGGCACTCCCCACGATCCATGCCCGCCGTCTCGAAGCCCTGATGGCGGCGGTGGCCGCCCTGCTACAGGGCCGCTGCCTGACCCTGACCGCACTGGGGCGTTCCCTGCCCGGCTCGGCCTGGCCCAGGCATGCGATCAAGCGAATCGACCGCCTGCTCGGCAACCGGCAGTTGCAGGCCGAGCGGGGGTTGTTCTACTGGGTCATGCTCCGCGCCCTGCTGGGCTCGCTCAGGCATCCCCTGATCCTGGTGGACTGGTCGCCGATCGATGCCGCCGGAAAGCTGTTCCTGCTGCGGGCCGCGATCCCGCTGGCCGGACGCTCGCTACCGGTGTGCGAAGTCGTCCACTCGCGCGAGGGCTGCCCGCGCTGCCAGAAGCGGCTGCTCGAGGCGCTCGCGGCGATGTTGCCGGCCAACTGCCGGCCCGTCCTGGTCACCGATGCCGGCTTCCGGCGGCCCTGGTTCCAAGCCGTCGAAACCCGGGGCTGGCATTACGTCGGCCGCGTGCGCAATCGCGACCTGTGCCGACTCGGCGAGCAGCCTTGGGGGCCGGTGAAAAGCCTGTATGCCCTGGCCTCGGCTTCGCCGAAACGGCTCGGTTGCGTCGAGATGACTCGCTCGGCACCCTGGTCCACTCAGCTCTGCGTGGTGAAGCATGCGCCGCGGGGACGCCAGCACCGGCGCATCACCGGAACCCTGGCCCGGGACAAACGCAGCCGGCAAAGCGCGCAGCGCGAGCGCGAGCCCTGGCTGCTGGCCAGCAATCTGCCCGAGGAGCGG